CGCTTGTAGCACTCCCTTGAGCAAGTCTCCTTGATTCTTCCACGATAGCCTGTCTTTGTGCTGGTGCTTCTAGCGCCTTCTTTTGTATGCTATCCCAATCGGCAGAATATTGATCTTCCATACCTCCAGGGCCTTTAAAGAATGTATCTGCATCTTTAACTTCTGCCTTATATGTATTTTGCTCACTTTGTGCCGCAGCAGCTCCTACACCTGGATCCGCGTTTGTAGTTTTTTTAATAGTAATAACTCGTTTTACTGGCGCTGCGCTTGTAGATTCTTCTGCCGCATCAGCCTCCTCAAAGAAATCCTCCTCACCTTCAACAATTACCGGTGCCGTTACACTTCCTTCAACCACATATTCTTTTAGCTCTAGACGCACCTGCTCTAATAATTTTCCATATCTATTCTTACCTTTACCTGTTCTCCCTTCGCCCCAGTATGCATCCGTTGACGACTCAATTAATTCTCTTTCTCCTGTTCCTTTCAGTTGTTCTAACAGACCTGAGTTCTGCTGGAATTTAGCACGCAGGCCAGTTAACATCACCGATTCTTTCTTAGAATCCCAGCTTGGATCCATCTGATGATCCGTCTGAGAACCAAGCTGCTTTGCTTTTGCAGGTGTAAGAGAAACACGAATTGCTTCCTGCCATTCTAAATCTGATGGAAATTTCATGGACTGGAAATAGTGTTCAAGTGTCGGATATATTTTGCCTCCAACATTTACAGGAGACTTGGCAAAGGTGGAGAAACCATGGTATTCATTGGCCAGCTTTGATGAAAAGCGAATTGGTCCAGTTGTATCTAGGGCTTGACCCTGCCCTTCTTCTTCAGAACTAGCCAGTTGGCCAGGTAATGCCGCAACCCTTAAAAACATTCCCTCAGGTAGTTGCTCATCTGCACTTGCAATTGCAGGAACAGGCACTCCTAGAGCCGCTGCATCCCTGGCTGAATAAGAATCACTGTGTTCCAGGGTCTTATCAATTGCCTGGGCTAGAATGGCCTGTTCTGGAATTATCGTGCAATACGTATAAATTTCAACATTCTGTTCTGCCTTGGGTAAATCTACGTGTGAGCAAATACGCACAGCACGACCCTTCACTTGCTGGGTTCTTACTGTATTCCAATAGGGTTCCATGATATGAACGCCACGCACACACTTTAAGGAAAGACCTTCTGCACCTGCTGATGTGATACAGAATGCGCGGCAAAGTCCACCATCAAAGTTATTCTGCCATCCAGCATCCTGTAAGACTTTCTGTAAGGTAGGTGGCAGCTTATCTAGACGAGCATTAAACACATCAACTGCTGCGCCACGCTGCTCCTTAGAGCCAACACCCGTGAATTCTATATAGCGTTTCTGAGGAACTCCTGGACCCTTGGCTAGAGATGCAACGGTTCGTTCAGTAAATTTCATCTCAGGAGTAATCTGAATGGGGTCATATCCATTCGCTTCCATGCAAATTGCAAAGATGCCAATTCCTTCCATTTCTAAGAAATTAGAATAGACCAAGCTACTTCCATTTAATGCATTGATATTTTTGAGCATGGCTGCAAATTTGGGAGAGAATTTCTGCAAATTATTCTCAGGAGGTCCGTCTAACATGAGATGTGTCTTACCCATTGATCTCAGCTTATCCTTTGCAGATTTTAGAGCAGCAATATAGGCAGCCTTAGCCTCCTTGGTACCCAGTTGAGCAACCTCAGCCTTCTTACCAACTTCCTGCAGAGCCTCGGCCTTCGTTTCATCATCATCACCTGCTTCCTTATCTTCCTCGTCCTTTCCAGCTGCACGACCTTCTACATCGGCATCTATAATTACATCACGGTCAGTTCCAGTTTCTGCATCTGCTTCCTCTAAATTATGAGGCCGTGGTCTAGATACTCCTTCAGGGAACGCAAAGTTACATGCTTGACGGCTGCTCATACGGTAGTTAGATGCAGATTTCATTCCTGCAATCTCATTAACCTCTGCCCACACTGCATCGCCTGCAGTGCCTTGCTCCTTTGGTTTCTTCATTTCAATCTGGATTTCCTGGTTACGCAGCTTATTGTAGATTTTCAGAGAATAGCCAGTCAGAGGAACACCCACAATTTCATCCTTAATTACCTTAGGCATAACATCCCCCTGGATTCCTCTATAGTAAGACACAAGTCCACGAATACGCTTTTGTAAGACAGCCACATTTTTTAAGGTAACACCATCCTCCTGTAGAAATGCTCCGCGAAAGGGAGTATCCCAGCAGGGCAGAAGCTCTTGTGCAGATGGTGTAGCTTTTCCAATAATCTTTATTCCTTGAGCCTTGAATTCTATAGCAAGTCCTTCCCACACCTGTTCTAGAGTGGGTATGGCCTTTCCTGGATCTCTACGCTCAATTCCCATGACTTCGCCGTCTTCAGCCATTACCTTTGTAAAGTGCTCAGGGAGCCTCGTCATTGTCACGTCTATACTTCCTTCTGATACAGTGAAATGAACGGTATCAATATCTGGATGATTCCTTGCTATGTCTTCAATAAATGGTTTGACTTCTCGGCCACCTTCCACTTGCACGCGAAAATCCAGCTTGTGAATAGCTCCATGTAGGATATTTGCCAGAATTCCTAGTTCTTCTGGAAAGTTAATGAGAGGGGTTCCAGAAAGTCCGATAATCTTGGAATTCTTGGCATCCATGAATAGGCGATAAAAGAGATATCCACGCATATAATTCTTCGTCATTCCGCATAAGGGTAGCTTCTTTCGGTCAGTTGTAAGAACCTCTAGAGGTAGTGTGCGTCTGCGACCAGGAGGATTACTGAAATAAGGTTCTAGACATCCCTGCATTAGACGAATCAAGTTATGGATCTCATCTACCACAATTACAGAGTTGTCAAAGATTTCTGGGGTAGAGCAGACCATAGTCTTCAGATCACGTGCACTAATACCATTGTAATTAATGAATGTTATACGCTGCTCAATAGTTGCCTTTAGCTGTGTCTTAATTTCATCCTTCTCAATGGGACTCAGGGCATCAAAGTTGGGCACCTCTTCAAAATCGGGCACCCAGATGCGCTCTAGCTGAGCACGACCCTTTGCCCTCTTAGCAAAGAATGAATCGGGAACTCCGAAGACATTTTGGGCAAACATTCTTACCATGGCGGGCTCAGGATTAGAGCCAGGTTTCAGAGAAAGAGATGTCCAGTGGTTCTGAAGACGGAAATGCTTGAATCCGCAGAAATTAATTTCACTGATGAAATTATCACGTAAACTGAAAGGGGTCATCACTACGATTTTCAGGCCACGAGTTCCGAAGAGAGCCTCAGCTGCAGCGATTGCAGAGCATGTCTTGCCGCTACCGAGTCCGTGATAAACTAGGAGGCCTCTGTAGGGTGATTCAAACCTGAGATACTCGCGAATGAAGGCCTGGTAGTGATAGATTTTGACTTCCTTTACACCCTCCTCACCTTTTGCAGCACACGTTGCCACATCTAGTGCCTTTTGACCGGCCTTTGGAAAGATTGGGCCAAATTTATTCTCAAGAAATGAGCCAAAGCCACGGCGGGACATTGGGACAAAGACATTCGCGGATTCTATCTGATATGGATCAGCTGTCTCAATATCTAGAAGAACCTTGGCTCTTTCTTGAAGTTCGGGACCTAGCTTTATAATCTCTGCTTGTTGACCTTCTCTTGACATCACATTCATACGCAAATACGGTTTTTTTGCAGCCGGGGCACCTGTTTTCTTACGGCTTACTAGGCCAATAAATCCACTGGATTCTGCTCCAGCGCCAGGTCCTTTACTTTTGCCAGGAACCATAGCTTTCTTATCACGCTTCTTCTTGAACATTTCAGGACCAGCTGCAACTTCTTCTTCGACTGCTGCCTCAGCACCTTTAGTCCCATCGCGAAATTGTGTAGGAACAAGGGCTGTTAAATCAGTATTTTGTTCAATGGGCAGCGGTGTCTTTTCTAAGGATAAGACTACCTTTGTCTTTGTAAATGCCTTAAATTTCGGCACAGCATATGATGCCATCTAATCTTCCTTCTATGTTTTCTTTGTGTATTTCTCTAGCGCGAGACGACTTGCTTCTTGTTCGGCAACCTTCTTATTTCTGGCCTTACTTGTTGCTATGACGGCGCCTTGCGGATCTAGAACACCCATAGTAAAGACACGGTCGTGTGGTGGTCCATCAACACGGACTTCCTTATAACGCGGAGGCTGATGGAATTGTGCTTGGAAATAACGGAGAAGCTGATCTTTAAAATTCGTATCTTCGGCAATGAGCTTAGAGAAATTAATATGTTTCTCCATAATTGAAATAAAGAACTTGCGAGCCACATCATACGCTGCGCCCTCATTCCCCTCATGTTCCATAATTGCATCAATCCATGCTTCCAGCATTGAGCCAAGAATACGCAGATTGTTGCGCCCGTCGCAAACTTCTTCTACGTGACGACTAAGAATGAGGTGTGGCGCATAGCCCATTTTTTTTGCAAGTTCGCCGAGCATGTTATTATTTACAATTTGAGTTCGGAGGCTGGTTAAGAATCCTTCACCCTCTCCAGGGTAACGCATTTTCAAATACTTCCCGACAATAGCTGATAAGACAGAATCTCCAGCAAACTCGAGTTCCTCATTATCCCTTTCTTTCAATGCTAGACAGCCTTCGGGTTTTTCAGCGACGATCATTTGCTCGCCGGCTTGTTCGGCCCATACTTCGGGGCGGTCTACGTAGGACTTATGCACACAGGCTTGTGCAAACCATTTTAGTTCTTTTACTTTAAAGTTAGGATTCCCATAACGATGCATGATGCTTTCAACATCTTGCGTCGTTATGTCTTTATTCTTGAGATTCCATGGGTTGAAGGTTTTAACAGCGTCTGCCATCTATAGTATAAATGTCGGCGGGGTTTAGATAGAATGGCTACAGCTGGCACGGCGACAGCTGGCACGGCAAAAGATAAACAGGAGAAAAAAATGCCTGAAGCACTTACTAAACAAGGTGAAAATAAATCTTCAAATAAACCTCCAGTAAATAATTCAAAAGGCGATAAAGAAGGTGATGAAGAAAAGGCTAAAGAAAAGAAACCTGAAGAATTTATACCACAAATTGTCAGGTTTGGTTATGGATCCGAAGGTGATCTTGCCTCTTCTATATTTATAATAAATGGAAATAATACACCACACTCAGGATTTCCAGGATTGCAAGGTAAGGATGCATTTAATAAACGGTTTATATTTGATTCTTCTTCCGAAGATCAAATAAAAGAAGTAATGTTAAAATACTGGAAAGCAGATCCTAATCATACAATTCATGCAACACTATCTGAACCTGAAAAAGATAATTTTAAGGCACCATGTTATGACGAAGAAATTGATATCTTAAAAAAGGCTTATACTCACTATAAGAATTTTTTAGAAAAAGCAAATCAAGAGTCTAAGTTGCCATCTGATAAAAAGAGTTCTAATGAACTTCAGATAAAGCGAATTGAAGCTTATTTAGAAAAGCTAGGAGAAGGATCTAGGCAAGAAGATTGTATTACAGGTAAAGTACAAAAAGATATGAGTGATCACGAATTATTTTATTCTATTTTACCTAAATTCTTCTATTTATTACACAAACATGCAAAGGATAGCACTGTTCTTGATACTGAATCACTTCTTGAAGAATTTAAGGGATTAAAAAGGAAGACCCATGAATATATTGAAGAATTAGATCATGTTGGGAAATTTCAGGGTGGAAATGAGGATGGTATTAGTGGTGCGGCTAGAAGTATAGAAGATTTATATAATTTGCTAAAAAAAATACTTCCAAGAAATTACGAAGGCCTCGATGGAGAAAATAATGAAGATGATGATGAAGATATACCTTTTACAGATCTATTTGATCAAGAGAACCTTGAGTATTTAGGAGAAAAGAAGGATGAAATACTCAACTATTTAGACGATGCATATAGCGAATATAAGAATGGTAATGTAGAACAAGCAAAGGATCAGATAAAAAGTGTAATAGAAGTATTTAAGGATGCACTTCCAAAGGATGCGCTTCCAAAGGATGCACTTCCAAAGGAGAATGTTGACACTGCAGTTAGTGTAAAAGAGATAATTGAATTTTTTAATGATATAGCAACTAAGGGTATAATTAATGAAGAGAATAAGTCTAAGATAGATGATACGATT